CTAGATAAAAATTGGCTAGAAGCTTTGGGTGTTGACGTGGCCGAAGACAAACTTCTAAAACTCAACATGGCTATGATCGACGACGTGGCCAAGACCATCAACGAATTCATGAAAGAATACAAGACCATGGAGAATCGTCCCAAGGTCCTGTTCGTCATAGATTCGTTGGGTATGTTGTTGACACCCACTGATGTCAATCAGTTCGAAGCAGGAGATCTAAAAGGTGACATGGGAAGAAAACCAAAAGCGCTTACGGCTCTGGTGCGCAACTGCGTTAATATGTTTGGTAGTCACAACGTTGGCTTGGTGGCTACGAATCACACATATGCCAGCCAAGACATGTTCGATCCGGACGACAAGATCTCGGGAGGACAAGGCTTCATTTACGCATCTTCTATCGTGGTTGCAATGAAGAAGCTCAAGCTCAAAGAAGATGCCGACGGCAACAAGATCAGTGAAGTACGGGGAATCCGTGCTGCCTGTAAGATCATGAAAACACGCTACGCCAAGCCGTTCGAGAGCGTGCAGATCAAGATCCCCTATGAAACGGGCATGGATCCTTATTCAGGACTAGTAGATCTGTTCGAGGCCAAGGGTCTTCTATCGCAGAGTGGTAACAGGCTTAAATTCGTTGATAGCCGAGGAAATGAGCACTTATTCTATAGGAAAGAGTGGAAAGGTGATAAATTAGATGTGATAATGGAAGATTTTCCTAATCATGCTAAAAAACTGATCGAAGAACATATCCACGGAGAACAAGAAGAAAATGCTGAATGAAGACAATATCGTTGACATATGGACTGGCCTAAAAGAGTTTATCGATAAGAAAGTCGTAGAAACCGCGGCTTCTAAATACATCGATGTGCTAGCCGACAATGGTGTAGAAGATCATGTGCTCAAAGCATCACTGGGCAATGACGAGGATCTCGATGCCGCCATCGAATACTATCTCGATGGTTGGGACGGCGAGGACGAAGAAGAAACGGACTACGACAGTCGAGACTGGGACGAAGACGAGGACTAAGTGGGTTGGTACACCGAGATATCTAAAAACATCAGCGCCATACCTGACGCGGTGGACTTTTTCGAAAGCGAATTGTTAGAGGCTAAAAAAGAAGTGCGCCTTACTGGCAACATAGAAAAAGCTGCCGCGTCTATGCCTGGCATTGTCGAGCAGAGATACTCACAATTACAAGAGATCGAAGCGATCCTAGAGTATCTCAACATCGAGCTAAGGCGACTGAAAAGCAGTTTCTTCCGCAAGTATCTAGAAAATTATCAACGGGCATTGAGCAGCCGAGACTGCGAAAAATTCGTGGAAGGCGAAGCTGATGTAGTCGACATGGAAAAGATCATCAACGAGTTCGCTCTGCTACGGAACAAATGGCTAGGCATAACCAAGGCCCTAGACCAGAAACAGTGGCAGATAACCAACGTGGTAAAACTACGTGTGGCGGGCATGGAAGACGCCACGCTATGAACGTCTTGGTCACCGGCGGTCTGGGACTGATCGGACACAACATCGTCAAAAAACTCATAGATCGAGGGCACCGGGTGGTGGTCTATGACAACTGCACCAACTACGGAATCATACCGCAAGATGAGCTAGATTATCTGATCAAAGAGCGGAAAAAATCTGTGGGAGGCGCAGAAATCATCGAAATGGACATACTACAGGCCAGCATGTTCGATTACATACTGCCCAAGCATCAAATCGACGCGATCATACATCTAGCCAGCTTTCCTAGACAGAAGGTAGTCAATGCCAATCCTGCATGGGGTAGCACTGTGATGAGCCAAGGCCTTATCTTACTTTTAGAAGCCGCGGTCAAGCACGGAGTGAAAAGATTCACTTACGCTAGTTCTAGCATGGTCTATGGCGATTTCAAAGATTACGTCACAGAAGATGCAGAATGTCGTCCGCAGGGTCAATACGGTATTCTTAAACTGGCAGGCGAGTGGTTGATCCGAGATTACACACGGAAACACGGTATAGAACACACTATCCTAAGGCCCAGCGCTGTCTATGGGCCGTTGGACGTAGAGGATCGTGTGATATCAAAGTTCCTGCTCACTGCCATGCGTGGAGGAACACTGAAAGTCAATGGCGTCAATGAAACACTGGATTTCACCTATGTAGATGATGCCGCAGAGGGTTTCGTAGCAGCCACGGTTTCAGACAGGACCGTGAACACGACCTATAATATAACCAAGAGCCATAGCACTACCTTGCTGGCTGCCGCCGAAATGGCTGTAAAGCTGGCGGGCCGAGGAACCATAGAAGTCCGAGACAAAGACGCGGATTTCCCCAGCCGAGGTGCTCTCTGTATCGATAGAGCTCGCAGAGACTTTGCGTTTGATCCAAAAGTAGATGTCGCTGAAGGATTCGGTATCTATTATGAATGGATCAAAAATTCCGAGTACTGGAAGAAACGGCTTTCGCTCTAGCGCATTAACTGTGTAGATAAATACTGGATGAAAGTGTTTATCGGTTATGATCCCAGAGAAGATCTAGCATATCAAGTCTGTCGTAGTTCCATACTAACACATCAGCCTAGAGCAGACGTAGTTCCCTTGATTCAAAAAGATCTAAGGACCGTTGGACTATACTGGCGAGACGTTGATCTTCTAAGTTCTACAGAATTTACCTTTACAAGATTCCTAGTACCGGCGATAATGAACTATCAAGGTTGGGCAGTGTTCTGCGACTGCGATTTCCTTTGGACTGCGGATATCTCGGAGCTGTTCGATCTCGTCGATGACAAATATGCAGCCATGGTAGTCAAACACGATTACACACCGCAGGAAGGTGTCAAGATGGATGGCTGCCGCCAGGTTCCCTATCTCAGGAAAAACTGGAGCAGCATGATACTGTGGAATTGTGGCCATCCTAGCAATAGATATCTGACTCCCGAGATAGTCAACACTGAAACCGGGCAGTTCCTACACAGATTTTCTTGGATACGGGATCATTATCTCGGCGAAGTTGGTAAAGAATGGAACTGGCTAGTCAACTGGTATCACGAACCCGAAGATGGCGAACCTAAGGCCATACATTACACTGAAGGTGGCCCTTGGTTTGACAATTATCGAGACTGCGAATATGCAGAGTTATGGAATGAGTATAATGCTCAAAGAAATTTAAATGGGATTAATTAATATTGCGTGTGTCCTGCGTGCTGGTGGAAAATTTGGCTATGATTCTTCTTGGGTAAAAAAATTAGAGAATTCTGTTAGAAGAAATTTGACGATAGATCATAAGTTTATCTGTCTAAGCGATGTCGAAGTTCCTTGTCAACGAATACCTTTAGATCCTCAGGGGATAGGTTGGTGGGCTAAAATCCAGCTTTTTAAACCTAAATTATTTGATGGCCCTGTATTATACTTCGATTTAGATACTGTGTTATGTAATAATATAGACGACTTAGTATCAACATTATTAAATCAAAACAATTTTTTAATGGAAAGGGCGAAACACAATATTTCGTCAAGTGCTATTATGTATTGGAATGGAGATTATTCTCAAATATATAAAAAATACATAGAAAATCCTAAGTATTTTGAAGAATTATTTTCTAAATCACCATTAATCGGCGATCAAGCTCTTATTAGTACTACTGTTAATTATAAATTTCTAGATGAAGTATGTCCACCTGATTGGTTTCATATTGTTAATAAAAAAGACGATTTACTTGATTTATCTAAAGTAAAAATTTTAATATTTAGGAAAAAATTTAAACCATCGACCTTATCGGAACATAAATTAGTAAAGAAGCATTGGAAATAAAATGAAAAATCTAGTAGAACAAAGAGACGAATGGATATGGCCTAAAGATGATCACGGATGTTGGAAATATATGAATAAATGGAAAAGCATACCTCATTTAATTTCCTCACATGTTGAAAATAAAAATACGTTAGTACAAGCAGGCGGAAACTGTGGATTTTATATAAAACCGTATGCCGAAATTTTTAACAGTGTATATACATTTGAACCTAATCCTTTAAATTTTTATTGTCTCTCAAATAATATAACAAACGAAAATGTATTTAAATTCCAGGCATGTCTAGGAAAAAATAATAAACCCGTTTCGATGAAATTTACCTATAATAACGTAGGCAAACATCATGTTGTAGGTGAAGGGAATATTCCGTCATTAACTATTGATTCTTTAGGTTTAACTAGCTGTAATTTAATACATCTAGATATAGAGGGATACGAATTATATGCTTTAAAGGGTGGACGTCAAACTATTTTAAAATACAAGCCGTTAATTGCAATAGAATTTTATGAACAACATGCGGCACGATATCAATATAATTTGGAAGAAATAGAGTCTTTTATTTTTAGCTTAGGGTACGAATTTTTAACTCAATACGATACAGACAGAATGTATCAATTTAAAAAATAAACCTCTAAAAATTGACTATTATTTTTTTGGCTAACCACAAAAATACCACAAATATCATGAAAGCATTTATAATATATCTACCTGAAAGAGAACATAGTGTACGGCATGCAAACTATATGCTCGAAACTCTCATATCCTACGACATTAACGCAGAATTATTCATCGGAACTCCTGGTGACGAAGCGGTTAAACAAGCCGAAAAAGCTAATAAAATTTTATATCCGTACGGCATCAAAAACAGCGACACCAACATAGATGGAATAAGGCACTATCTCAAAGATAATCTACAAAAAGAATTCGAAGATAAATTTTATCTTAAAATCTACGAAAGAAACAAAATCGGTGAGGGAGATCGAGGGAAGCTCAGTCGCCCAGGTGTTATCGGATGTTTCTATAGTCATTATAATCTATGGCTTAAATGCATAGATCTTGGTGAACCAATAATGATTTTTGAGGATGATGTAAAATTTTACAGAGGGTTCGAAGAAATAGACTGGGACGATGTATTGATATTATCTCTGGGAAAATCGTCCTTCTTGGGGGATCCATGGATGACTTATCTAGAAAATCCTTCAGGTAATCCTCAACCGATCACTTGGCGTAATTTTTCTATGCCAGGAGCCAGTGGATATGCTATAAAACCTCATGCTGCGCAAGCTCTAGTTAAATTTTACAGACCTTATTGGTATCCTGCCGATAACGCTATAAATCAATTCCTATGTCGTATACAAGGTACGAACTATATGATGGGTAGAAACCTATTGGATGAAGAGGGTAATATATCCATGACTAAATCTAAGGACTGGTAATGAAGGTTGGCGTTTTTTATAACTCTATCAGCAATCCTAATAAATTTTCCAACAAAGTCATGCTCATGGACAATTTCTCTGCGGGAGTTTCTAGCCAAGGAGATCAGTTCATACAGTTTAGAGAAAATACTTTACCGTCTTCGGCTCAGCACCTTGATGCCGCCTTTGTGCTAGGATACACATTAGAAGATAACTTTAGGAAAAAGATCATAGACGTAATGGCAGTTAGAAAAGTGCCCCGCATCTTCGTTGACAGCAACATCCTCCATTATAACAGACAAGAGCACGAGTGGCATCGTTATAGCATGGATTCTGTTTATCCTTCTTCCGGCACGTATTTTTTTAAACCTTTAGATCGAGAAAAATGGCAGGTCTACGGCGGCTGGCACGGAGTATCGCTGAAACCGTGGCGGCAGAACGGCAATCACATATTAATACTTTGTCAGCGTCCTAAAGGATGGAATCTCATGGGTATAGACCAAGATGATTGGTTAGACTCTACGATCTCAAAGATAAGGGCACACAGTCAAAGGCCCGTCGTGGTGCGAATGCATCCAAACGACGGAACTAGATTTAAACAGATGGAAAAAATCTATAAAAGGTACAAAGATTCTATCACGTTTTCTCTCAAAGAGAATATCAAAGAAGAGTTAAACAACTGTTGGTGTGCGATCGGTTATAATTCTACTCCTACCACTGTAGCAGCTATAGAAGGCGTACCAGTTTACGTAGAAGATCCCTCAAATAGCTGGGCTGCAGACATCGCTTTCAAAGATCTAGCGCTGATCGAAAATCCGCCTTTACCTGACAGAGAAGAATGGAAACATAAGATCGCTAACATACACTGGAGCAATCAAGAAGTAAGATCAGGCAAGCTCTGGTCTGCGATCAAACAGTATATTTCTTTAGCTCAGCCTGGAAAATAGGTAAATTCTTTCGAGATCCCTTGGCAGTCCATATGACGCTGTCTGGATGCATGTCCCAGTCGATCAAAGATGCAGGTATGGGCGAAAAAGTCTTGCCAATCATGACTTCGTCTAGCACAGTTTGATCCAGGCTCCAGTATAGATAATCTCTTTCTATAGAATTTCGCAAAATCGTAGAATATTTCCTTAAAAACTCTGAGCTTTTGTCATTGCCAGGAAAATAGATAGCTCCTGCGAGGAATCTAGCCTTGTCTCCTTCTATCCTGAACATCTTTAGTTCGCTGTCGAGGAGATTTTCGGGGATCGGCCGTCTTACTACGGCATCAACGTCTATGGCTAGGCATTTGAGACTGCGATTTTCTAGTATTTCTCCGAGTCTGATGAATCTAGCACAGGCATAGTAGGTTTTTTTCGTACGCTCTAGTATCGACGAATCTTTGCCTTTTTTTATAGCACCGATTATACGGTCATACCAGATCTTATCTGGTGAATCTTCGGGGGGAGGAGTCTGCCATCGATTGACTGCCAAGGCAAACGCAGAATCTTCCATATACTCATAGGTAAATGATACCCGATCTCGACAAAAATCCAATTGATCTGGCCTAGGATTGAACAGATGTAAGTGTAGTTGATTTTTAGTATTGGCTCTGATACTGTTTATCAGCGGAATGCCGAAATCATCAAAGTATTTCTCGTCACAGGCACCGTAAATAAAAAAATCTTCGACGGTCACGGATCCGTTTATTAATGATAGTTGCATTTCTTTAGATAAAGGTTGACTTTTTGTTATATTGTGTTAAAATAATATTTATATGGACGTTACTATTGAAACCGCAGTCGAGATTTTAATCGGCACAGTACCAAGACAGATCAATATTAGGCTCGATGGGAGAGATAAGACGATATTGAGAAGCATATCTAACCAGATATCGAAAAATCTAGCGCTCACAGACCGTCAGGCCGGAATGTTACTGCGAAAAATTGAAAGATATCGTGGAGGACTCGAGCTAAATGGCCTAGATGTTGGGCACCTGTTAGAAAAAAAGACGACTCGATTGCCATTGCGCCTCATAGATCGTACCCAGACTATATCTTTGATCTTCGACCAAGACAAAAAACAAGAACAGATCATAATAGTCCATCAAAAAACCAAAAAATTCGAGGACTTATGGTCCGATACGAGAAAAAAAGTTCAAGGAAGGATCATAGAAACCTTTTCTCAAAAGATTTTCCCCCTCAACGAGAACAATTTGAATTTGGTCATTGACATGCTGACCTTTCTTGACTTCGATGTCGGTGATGATGTCGCTGAATACCTGGAAAAAATCCAAAAAATCCACGGAGAAACGGAAAAATATCAACCTTACCTAGATATAGTCGATGAAAAATTCGAGATAAAAAATCTATCGGCCGCTATCGCTGAAAAAATCCTAGAAAATTTTGGAGGGTTCGAAAAAGACGCATTGCTGCCTTTTCTATCTTCATTGAAAAACCACAAAATTTCACTAAAATCTCAGAAAATTCCAGAAAAAATAAAAAATTCATATCAAGGCACAGACACGGCCCTGGCAGAAAAAATAATTTTTTCAGAATCTTCGAGACTACGTATCGATCCCGAACGCTACGATCTAAAAAAATTCATAGAAACTTTGATTTTATTGAAAAATCAGCCAATTTTAATGATTTTGGAAGAAAATGAGCATACACTTACACAGATGAAAACGTTAATAGGCATCTTTAAGGAATTTTTCTCTGACAAAGAGATGACCGTGTTTTTCAGATTAGGCAGCTCTGAAAAAAATAGCCTAGAATTTTCTAAATTCGTCAAAGAAAACCAGTTAAATAATTTCATAGACGAAAAAATCAAAGTGGTTTTCATATCCAAGCAACGTATACCTAAACCACTGATGACAGCAGTCTGGACGCCCAGTACAGCATTGATGTTGGCTGATAACGATTTTGGTAAAATTTCGGTTTATCTCAATGATATACCGAATATCTATTATTACAACGACAGCGTGACCCTTAGGCGGACAAGCGGAAGAAGGTGGACTGAAATTGACCAGCTGTAAGATAGTGATCAGAGACGAAGTCAATATAAAAATCGAGGGTCTTCCCGTAGAGATCAGACGTAAGATTACCAATGCGCTAAAATACGAGCTTCCATATGCTAGGCACATGCCTCAGTATAAACTAGGAAGATGGGACGGCTGTGTGACTTTCTTTGGCCTAGGCGGAAATGGCTATCTCAACCATCTCGAAGTGATACTGCCTATACTAGAAGAGAACGATGTCTCTGTAGATGAGATAGAAGATCTACGCAATCACGTAGAGTTTAAATTTTCTCCGATCCAAGAGGACTTCTGGGGAGATCAGTGTTGGCCCGACGGACATAGATTCCAAGGTCAGCCTATACGACTCAGAGACGATCAAGTAGCAGTCATCAACAAGTTCTTGGAAAATCCCCAGGCACTACAAGAAGTGGCCACTGGTGCAGGTAAGACCATCATGACCGCTACTCTGAGCAAACTCTGCGAACCCTATGGTCGTACCATGGTCATCGTACCTAACAAGAGCCTAGTAGTGCAGACCGAAGAAGACTATCGCAACGTGGGATTAGATGTAGGAGTGTATTTCGGAGATCGCAAAGAACTAGGTAGGACGCACACTATCGTGACCTGGCAGAGTCTCAATGCACTAGACAAAAAATCTAGGTACAGCGAGGAAGGTAATCAATTAGCTGAATTTATTTCTGGTGTGTCCTGCATAATCATCGACGAAGTACATCAAGCCAAAGCCGAAGTGCTGAAAAATCTGCTGACGCAGGAATTTGCCAACACCCCTATCAGATGGGGATTAACTGGTACAGTGCCGAAAGAACAATATGAATTCCAAAGCATATATGCCAGCATCGGTCCAGTGATCAATCAGGTGTCTGCTAAACAACTGCAGGACAAAGGTGTACTCAGCAAATGCCACGTAAACATCATACAAATGATTGACACACAGGATTTCCGATCTTATCAAGATGAACTAAAGTATCTAGTGACCGATGAATCTAGGATCAAGTACATCTCCGATCTCTGCAAACGTGTGTCGGAGTCAGGCAACACACTGATACTGGTCAATAGGATTGACACGGGTAAGATGATAACTGAGATGATCCCAGACAGCGTGTTCATCTCCGGAGAAGTCAAGCTAAAAGAAAGACAGGAAGAATATGATGAAGTTAAAACTAGCGATGAAAAGATTATTGTGGCGACTTACGGTGTGGCCGCTGTGGGTATTAATATCCCAAGGATTTTTAATCTGGTACTTCTTGAGCCCGGAAAAAGCTTTGTCCGCGTTATACAGAGTATTGGGCGAGGTATTAGAAAAGCAGAAGATAAAGACTTCGTACAGATCTGGGACATCACAAGCACCTGCAAATACGCCAAGCGACATTTAACAGAAAGGAAGAAATTCTATAAGGAGGCGCAGTATCCCTTCGATCTAGAAAAAATATCATGGTAAAAAAAAGAGAAAAATGTACATACTAACCCTAGATGATCGGAGCTTCGATCTATCTAAGATATCCGAGGAACTCGAGGAAGATATCAGATTTTCTGTATTGGACAACAACAACCCCAACGATCCAGATTTCTTCTTTATACCTTTGGTGTTCTTAGAAAGTTTTAACAGCCCAGCCATGGAACTAGATATAGGCGGTCGAAGGATCACCATGCCCATTGATTGGAGCATCGTCGTGGGAGACAGTAATTGTGGAACAGAGCTAGAAGTATTACCCTTGACCAGTCTCAATGATCGCGGGTTCGAAGCTTTCCTTTTCAATCCGTTGAGCAGTTTCAAACACAACTATGCGCCGATAGAGATCATCAACGTCTATAATGATGTCAAATGGTATTTCCCCAAGATGAAGTCTAATCAGATATTGACCACACCATTAGAAGACGGTGAAAGCCCGCCATGTGCGTTTTTCACCAAGGATATTAGCAGGCAAAGCGAAGTCATAGATTATTTTAAACTACTATAAGGTAAGCAATGAAATCAGGCAAAGTGTGGGGCAACACAGAACTACTAGAGGCAAACGGTGTCCTCGAATTCCATAGGATAAATGTCAAAGAAGGTGGTGTCTGCAGTAAACACAAACACAAGTATAAGTGGAATGGATTTTTTGTAGAACGAGGTGCGCTCCTGATAAGAGTATGGAAAAACAACTACGATCTTATAGACGAAACCATAATCAGAGACGGAGAATATACCAAGATTGCTCCCGGTGAATATCATCAGTTCGAAGCTCTTAAAGACACTGTGGCCTTCGAATTATATTGGGCAGAATTTGATCACGACGACATCGAGAGGGAAACCGCAGGATACTCAAAAAATGGGAACACTTAAACCAGGAGTTCAGTATATCTATGAAAGGGCAGACGGTATAGTCTACTCTCGAGAATCGGGTGCTGATCCCAGCACGAGAAAAGAAATCGGCTGGGTCTATGACTCAAGGACACCAGATGGAAGACCACTGGGAGACTATTTACTGGAAGATAAAATGTGGGGTGAAATACGCCGTGCCGCATTAACCAATCCCAGTTTACAAAAAGTCCTAGATCGTGCTATAACGATATATAGACTAAGCAAGGATGATCCATTATGAGCGATAAACTAACAATCAAAGATGAAACAGCAGCCATAGATCTCGGAGCCAAAGACCTCTGGGATTCTTTCACTGCAGATCAGAAGAAACAGATTTCTTTCTATCTGTTAAATCGTTACGCTAGCTCTATAAAGACCAATGACACAGATGCACAATCTTTGGCCATATTCAAGACCAATGAATACTTCAATAAGAACTTCTTTTCCCTGTCTAATCATCCTAAATTACTTTGGTATTTGATCTGCATGTGCGGCAACGATGAAAAAAAGATCTACTTCCATGAATGGATCGGATTTAAGAAAAAAGAAGGGAACAAAGTTTACAAAGCTCTAGAAACCTTTTTCCCCGAAACCAAGGACGACGAACTAGAGCTAATGGCTGAGTTATGGACCACCACAGATGTTAAAAATTATGCCAAAGATCTAGGAATGACTGATGCAGAAATCAAGAAACTACTATGAATCTCAGCGTGTTCGAAAAGCACAAAGGAATACGGATTAAATTGTCCGCGCCAGTAAAACCGTTCGTCTGCGAACATTGCGGAGTCGGATATACCAAAGAAAGTACATTGTTGGTGCATATGTGCGAACAGAAGAGACGCTATCTCGCTCGAGAAGACAAGCATGTGATATTAGGATTCCATACCTATCAGAGATTCTTCGAGCTGGCACAGAAAATCAAGAACCCCAAGACCTACGATGAATTCTCAAAGAGCCAATATTATAACGCTTTCGTAAAATTCGGCAGCTTCATCAGCAACGTCAATCCTTTGTATCCTGATAGATACATAGACTTTATAGTTACCAGCGGTATCAAATTAGATCATTGGTGTAGAGAAGAGCATTACTATACTTACGTGTTGGACCTAATCAAGAAAGAACCTGCGGAAGTAGCCTTGCAACGGACTATCACTACCATGAGCGATTGGGCTGAAGCTAATAGCAGCCAATGGAATCATTATTTCAAATATATCAGCAAGAATAGGGCGGTCTATGATATCAAAGACGGCAAGATCAGTCCGTGGCTAGTTCTTAATTGCAAGACTGGTAAGAAGATGCTGTCTGAACTCAACGAAGAACAGTTAAACCTAGTCGCAGAAACCATAGACATCGATTATTGGTCTCGGAGATTCAAAGTTTATCCGGTAGACATGGAACTGGTCCGCCAAGTCGTAGAACAAGGAGATCTATAGATGCCTGATATAGACATCGATTTCGCTGATAGATCCAAAGCACTGGCTCTCTTTGATCACACTGCGGCTATGCGCAGAGAAGACACAGTTAAGCCACATAATACTGGTATATATGTCACTGATATACCCCGAGATATCGACGGACTTTCTACCATAGAATATAAGCAGGCCGAACAGAGAGGTTATTTTAAGATAGATTTCTTAAATGTCGGAGTATACAATGGCGTCAGAGATGAAGCACATCTCGATGCATTAC